ATGATTAAAGCAAACGATTACACCGTAATTGGACGAGTATCTAAGGTACTTGTTCGGTTTCTGGAAATGCTGGGGCTGATCGCGGCGCAAGCGAATATTTTCATCTCAGGAGTTACGCCAGCGACACCGCAATTCGTCATGTTATTGTGGCCAGCCAACCCTGATTATTGTTTTTATTTGGCCCAAAACGGCGTCAAGCCAAGCGGCCCGGTTCTACGCCAGCCACATCCCTCCTGCTTTCGGTCATTGCTGATTGCAACCAGAACGGCGACCACCGCCATTGTGGCAACCTGAGGTTCAGGAAATATCGCACATACAGGTTAATTCACGCCTGTTAATCATCTTTCAAAATCACATTTATGTCGCGTCGATTTTAAAAGACGCGTGAAGGTCTAAAATGAGCAACATTAATAAAATCAAACAACTGGGTATTCGTCAGCAGAGTGTTGTCCCAAAATTCGGACGCGCAAGCGCACTTGTGTTTATCTTTATCACAGGTACGGCGGTCATTGTGTCGAGTGCCAGTCAAGCGCAAACGTTGGAATGGGACACAACAACCGGCGATAATACTGTGAATGGTGGGACAGGTACGTGGGATGGCGCGACGCAAAACTGGACTGCTGACGTTGGTAATTCCAATATCGCGTGGGGATCTGGCGGCGACGCGGTTTTCGGCGGCACTGCCGGAACCGTGGATGTCAGCGGTCCGCAAGCGGCCAGCGGGCTGAGCTTTACTTCCGATGGATATACGCTGACCGGAAATATTGGCGATGGTGATATCCTGACGCTAACCGGGACAAACGCGCAGATCGATGTCGCGACCGGAACCGCGACATTGGGCGTAAAATTAGCAGATGTTAATCAAGGCGGTCTGGTAAAAACCGGCGACGGCACACTCATTTTATCTGAATTCAGTGATCTTTATGGAATGGTGACCATCGATGCCGGAACGCTGAGCATTACAAAATCAGGCGTGTTGAATGGGACTGGCAATGGGGTCACCGTCAATTCCGGCGCAACGTTCGATGTCGCGGCGAGCGAGGGTATTGATAATTTCATTGGCAGCGGCAGCACAGTGATTGCTAATGGCCAGACCCTGAGCGTCGGACTTAACTCCGTTTCGTTTAGTGGGGAATATTCCGGTGTTATTTCGGGCGCCGGTGCGCTGCATAGTTATGCGGACAGGACATTGTCAGGTGATAACACCTTTACAGGGGGGCTGACAGTGCAGGGCGGTGCTCTGCTGTTGAGCGGTTCACTCGATACAAATGCGATCAACATCGTCGACGGTATATCCGGTTACGGTGATCTTGTCGTGGCGGGGAACGGTGACGCATTGAGCGATACTGTAGTGATTAACAATTCCGCTACACTGACACTCAGCGGCAATGACGAAACGATCGGTTCGGTCTTTGGCGCTGGCGATATCAACCTCAATGAAAATAGGTTGACGACCGGTGATGCCTCTGACGCCGAAATTTCGGGCGTCATTTCTGGCACCGGGGGGCTGGTCAAGCAAGGAACAGGGACGCTGACCCTGTCAGGTGCTAACACATATTCTGGTGATACAGACATCAACAATGGTACGGTAACGACGAACAACGTCTCTGCGCTTGGCACCGGGACGGTCAGCGTCAATGGTGGCACACTGAACCTTGCTTCTGACCTGACGATTGGCGCGCTTGTCGGCTCAGGTGATATCACCAACAACGGCAATCTTTTGACGACTGGGGACAACAATGCCTCGACCACTTATTCCGGGGTCTTATCCGGCACAGGAGGTCTGACCAAGTCCGGCACCGGCACGATGACCCTGAACGGCGCGAACACCTATACCGGGGAAACCATCGTCAACAGTGGCGGCACCTTGGTCGCTGGGAACGCCAATGCATTCGGCACGGGCAACAACTTCCGCGTCAGCGGCACTGCTGATCTTGGCGGGTTCACCATCACGAAATTTTCGACGATCTCGCAAGGTGGTACGTTACAGAACGGCACATTGAACATGACCGGTGCCCTTCAGATCCAGAATGCGACGGTTAATACCGTATTGTCAGGCACAGGATACGTAGCGAGCGTTGGTGGCGGCACGAGCACACTTTCTGCTGCCAACACCTTTACCGGCAATCTTGTCGCAGACCGCGGCGTATTGGACATAACTGGGTCCACCGTAACGAACACTGTTAATATCACGGACCTTGGTAGTAACGGTGCTGGTATCGTGGTTCACGGTGCCTCGCTGGCTGATACGGCAGATGTGACGATTTCAAATAGCGGCGTGCTGACAGTCGCGGGCGATGAAACTATCGGGTCGCTGGCAAGTGCATCGGCGACATCATCTGTTGTGCTGAACGCTGATTTGACGACGGGTGACGCCGGCGATGATGTCTTTGCAGGCGTCCTGTCAGGTGCAGGCGATCTGATCTATCAGGGCAGCGGCACGTTTGAATTGTCAGGCGCCAGTACGATGACCGGCGATATCCAAAACACGGGCGGCGGCGCACTGACACTGAGCGGCAGCACAGCGGGCGGCGTTGTGAACAGTGCTGGCACGTTCAACAATTCCGGCGCGATCGGGGGAACCGTAACAAACGAAGCCGGTGCCGTGTTTAATGCAAACTCTGGCGGCACTTATGGCGCAGATATCGACAACACGGGTGATTTCAATATTGCTGCGCTTGACTTCACCCTGAACGGCACTTTTACGAACGATGGCACGGTGACCAACACGTCCGGCAGTGCGGTCACGTTTACCGTTGGTACAGGCGCGAATTTCGTCAATAACGGCGCGCTGGATGGCGGAGCGTCGGGGATTACGCTGACTGGCGATAAATATACAATCGGCATAGGCAGCACGCTGAACGCAGTCACGCTTGATGTCGAGAACCTGACCGCCAACGCCGATTACGACCTGTCAGGTACAACCGATTACAACTTTACCAACAACGCAACGGCGACTGTTGTTGCCGATGCTATATTTAGCGGCGGGGATCTGGACAATACCGACATACTCAACGTAGCGGGCGGTGATTTGACCGGGGTAGGTGAACTGGACAATAGCGGCACCGTGAATATCGGCGATGGCACGGCGCGGACGTTAGAGGCCGCTAGTGTGACCAATAGCGGTACGATCAATGTGAATGACGGCTCCACCCTGCGCGGCACGGGGAATACCTCCAACAATTCAGGCACGGTCAATGTGGCAGGCGGTGGCGCGCTGGTGGAAACCACGGGCGACTATAATAACCTTGCCGGTGGCGAGATAAATTTCAACGATGCGGACGCCAAAACATTCGCCGTGCAGACCGGGGTTATCACCAATGTGGGCTACCTGAACTTCAACGGTGGTGTGACAACCGTCAATTCCGCAGGGGGTGCCATCGACAACAGCGGGACGATTACCGTTGCGAATGGTGCAACGATGGATGCAACGGGTGATGCGATCACCAACATCGGCACAATTGATATGGCGACGGGCAGTGTGCTGACTGTCGATACGCTGACCAACGATACCGGTGGCGTTGTAAATTCTTCCGGGACACTGAATGCCGACGTGATCAATCAAGGCAGTGGCGATTTCAATATTCTGGACGGTTTGATCAGTCTGGGCCTCAATTTCACGAACACCGATACGGCAACGCTGGACGTCAACACCGGCACAAGCATCATCCAGAACCTGACCAACACCACGACAAGCGGCACGGGTGTCACCGTGGCCGTGAATGCAGGATTGAATGCGAATTCCATTCAAAACGGGCTTTCCAATGGATCCGCGGCGTCCGTGATCACCAATAACGGCGGATTGTATAGCGATACGTCGATTACCAATTATGCAGGTGCAACGCTGAATTCAGCGACGACAGATAGCGTGATTGCGCTTGAGGGTACGCTGACGAACAACGGCACCGTGAATATTCAGGGCTTGCTTGCCGGTGCATCGGTCGTGAATAGCGGCGCGGATGCCATATTTAACGTTGTGGGGGATCTGAACGCAGACAACTCAAACCCGCTCAGCGCCTTCACCAATCAAGACAGCGCAGTCCTGAACGTCACGGGCGGGACATTTTCGTTGGACACGCTGACCAATACTTCCACTGGGACGGGCACGACACTGACAACCGCTGGCGTCCAGATCGCTGCGGATGGGGGGCTTTTGGTCGATGGCGCGTTTGCCAATAGTGGCACTGGCACGGTCAACAACGCCGGTACCATCGAAGCGACGACGATCACCAACGGTGCGGATGCCACGCTGGTATCCACCGGCACCATCGACGTTAGCAATTCTTCTGATCCGGCTGCATTTTCCAATGCCGGGATTGCGGAAGTTGTCGGCAGTATTCTCGGAAATACGACCAACACCGGTGATTTTACGGTAGCAGGCATTCTGGACGCCACAGGGGATTTCCTCAACAACGGGTCCGGCACGGTGAGGGTGGAAGATATCGCGCTGAACGTCAGCGGCGATTTTACCAACACAAGTGATGTATCTGGCACAACGGTGGCTACCGCTGGTGTGCAGGTGGCTGACGGTGCGTCGCTTTCGGCGACGACCATTGTCAACGGAGAAGACGCATCAATGGCTGTTGCGGGGGTTTTGACTGCCCTATCCAACGCAAACGACGCAATCGACAATGCCGGGACCCTTACCGTGGATGCAAGCGGAACGGTGAATGGGCCACTGACCAACAGTGGCACCCTGACATCGACCGGAAGCTTGAACGATGGGCTGACCAACGATGGGATCGCGACCATCAGCAATGATGTGAACGGCGTGATCCAGAACAACGATGGCGCGCAGTTGATCGTTGATGCCAACCTGGCGATGGACAATACACTGAACAACGCGGCCGGTGGGCTGGTGGATGTAAACGCGGGTAGCATAAGCGGGGTGGTTGCATTAAGTAATCGCAGCGCTGGCACCGGAACTGGCGCAGATGCCGCCGGGTTCGAGATTGACGCAGGCGCCTCGGTGAGTGCGTTAAACGTGCTGAATGCAGATGCCGGGACGCTTTATGTCGCGGGTACCCTGACGAGCAACGATGGGATCAGCAACACCGGGACAGCGCAGCTTGATTCGATAGGGGTTTTGAGCGGCGATGTTTTGAATAACGCAACACTGAACCTAGAGGGCATTCTTGACGGTGCCTTAGACAATGACGCGGGGACGACCACGATCACCGGTCTGCTGACTGGTACAGCCGGGGCAGCAACCGGCACTGTTACCAACCGCAATGGCGCTGAATTCACCATGCAGGCGGGAACAACAATCACGCTGGATATATTGGAAAATGATGCGACCTCCTTGATGACGTTGAACGGGGCGACAATCGACGGCGATGTCACAAACCAAGGAGACATAGTCGGTGGCGGTCTGGTGACGGGATTACTTGAAAACAATGGAACGGTCGATATGACCAATGCGTTGGCTGGAGATGAACTGCGCATGGAGACAGGACTGGTTAGTTCCGGGTCCTATGCTCTAGACCTTGATCTCGCTTCAGGCACGCCGGGCTCGGATTTGTTAACCGTAATGGGCAGCACGACAGGAAATCTGTCGTTGCAGTTTGCGCCCCTGACCGGAGCTGTTCGGCTGATGGACAGCCCACTAATGGTTGTCGATGTTGATGATACAGCGGTAAATGATTTCATGTTTTCCGTGAACGGTTTGCCCACCGGAATAGGCCCAATCGCCGTATACGCCAGCCAGCTGGTGCCAAATGGCGATATTGCGATTGAAACAGGAGTTTCGCTGACCCTTGGCGCATTGCTGGAAGGGGTCGCACAGATTGAGGCGTTGAGCAGTCGGGGGCCGGGGCTTGTTGCCCCGCATGTCGCAGATATCTGCGGTGGTGCGAGCGGCTGGGGCCGCGTAACCGGAGGAGAAGCGACAGCCAATTCTACCGCGCAAAGTGGCGGTCGCACCGGCAATCTGAAGCTCGTAAGTGACCACAGTGGGATCGAAGTCGGCGCGAATTTGGGGTGCGCAAGCGAGTTGGGTGGCTGGGATCTGAGCTATGCCGTTTTAGGCGGTATGAACAGCGGGTCATCTACTCAGAGCTTGATCGGTGATGTCGCTTCGGTCACCGCAATGAACTTTGAACAGCTTTATGGCGGTTTGGCCGGTTCCGCCACACGTGGTGCGCTGACTGCAGACGCACAACTGCGCTTTGCCCAAACTGATTATACCCTTGGTACAAGCACAGGCGGTGTCGGAGCGGCATTGAACCTGTCCAACGATAGCATTACAACCCAGACGATCGGCTTCGCGGGATCGTTGAATTACCGTATCCCTGTGGGCCAGACCGATTTCGCCGTCGTCCCTCATGGCGGTGTATCCATTGCCAGCACCAGCGTTGATGCTCTGTCATTTGACATGGGTGAAACCCTGGCGGCTGACGACTACACCACCACCAGCGGCTTCGTCGGTGCCACGGTGCAATACGAATCCGTTGCGGCGGATGGCCAAAGCACCCTGAATGCATTTGTCGGGGCCAGCTATCACAACTCCCTGAGCGAAGCGCAAATCGCAACGCTGACTGACACTGCCGACAATCAGGCACGTCTGAGCACAAGCGGCGTTGATGGTTTCGCTGACATCAGTTTTGGTGTGGAGTACACTAGCCAGATCGACGCGAAGCGCGAGTTCAGTCTAGCCTTTAAGGCAGACAGCAGTCTAGGAGATGATGTGGAAGGCTATGCTGTTGCTCTTCAGGTCGGCCTGCAGTTTTGAGCGTCCTCTGGAGGCATGATTTCATCTACTGTCATGCGACTGAGAGCCTAAATATGCTTGCTTAGTTGAATAGATTAGAGGAACGCGCAATTGGCTCCCCGCAGATTTCTAGTAACTGAAGCTGTTTGATACTTCGCCCTACCGATGTTGTAAGAACAGCTAAATGCATACCATGGAAGCGAAAATTTTCGCTTCAGAGTTCCTGTTTGCTGTGGGCTTATGCCGTTATGCATAAGATTGGTGCCGTCGTCATGCCGTGATCAGTATAAAGTTAGCGAACGGCCGGTCCTGCGCGCGTGATCCGAGGCTTCGCGATGGCCGCGAAGGTCTGGTCTCTGATGACATCTCCCACTACCGCCTCACTTCGCGCACGTAATCCTGCAGGCCTATGACCGTGGCGCGGAGTTTGTCAGCGCGTGCCGCCATGTCTCGATATGCGCTTGTGCAGTTGGCAAGGAGGGATCTGGCACGGGCTGCATCAAATGCGCCGGAGGTGCTGGGATCAGCACGGGCGTTGGCGTCACGTACTGCTTGTCGCAGCCGCTCAACGCTAGCGTCAGCAGCAATAAGCCGCGCGGCCATTTCTGTGCGTTCGGTTTCAGCATTCTGTGCCACCCTTTCCACAGCCCGCATCAGGGCCTTTTGCTCATGTGCGCTTTCGGCAACGGCTTGGGCAAAGGCGACCGCGTGTTCCCCCTGCCCGCGCGCATAGCCGCGCCGATCGCCCAGTATCTGCCCCCCGGTGAATGCAGCCCCCACGATCACAATGACCGCAAGGATCTGCGACAAGCGGTTCATTTGTTCGCCAACGCATCGAGACACATGCGCCGCTCTGCACCGCGCCGATTGGATAGCCCGCGAATGATTTGTCCGCCTGCGCGGTTCCAGCGCGGCAGCTCACGGCATGCCCCATCGAGGTCCCCAGCGTTCGCCTTGCGTACCAGTGTGGATCCACACGCCGCCCCTGCCCCGACGTTGTAGATCCAAGACACGAACGCCACCTTTGCATTGACCGGAATGTCCTCCTCATGGGTCAGGCAGGCATCAAGTTGGCGCTCAAAATCCAAGATGCCATCGGCCAGCATCGCGTCGCATTCCGCTTGGGTGTAGCTATCACCCTGCCCGACCCCGCGCGTTTCACCGCTGCACACCGTCCAGACCGCGCCAAAGTGATCCCAATAGGCCGTGGTTTCGCTGCCCTCCCATCCGCCGATGAAGTTAACGGCCAGGGCTAGTGCTGCTACGGATCCTGCAATGCCACCCGCAGCCTTACGACGGACGCTCATCTTTCCCTCTCCAGGGTGGGTTGCGCCAGCAACCGTGCAATCGCACCGCAGGCAACGGCGATGATCGACAAGACTGTCATCACGCCATCGCTGGGCTGCATGTCTGGGGCCAAGGCGCCGATCACTTCAGGCACCGCCTCAAGTAAAATCAGGACATAGAACGCCCACATAGACCACGCGCCTAAGGCGGTGGCCTTCCAATTATCGATCATGACAGATCACTCCAATTTTAGGTAAAAAGCGCTATTTGTCAGCCTTGTGATCAAGCTTGTCTTCGATCCTTTGAAGACCATCCTTGATGTCTTTAAAGCCGTCTTTGACGGCTTCGCGATCGCGTTTCTGCAGCGCCTCAATGACAGAAACCCGACCTCTGAGATGAAAGAACGCTCCAGCGACAGTCACCGCCGTCGCGCACCAGGCAAGAACATCCTTAAGGTAAACATCCACTATTCATGCCCCCATCTTTAGAATGGAGCGCACCGACCAGCAGACAAGACAATGCGCACCACCACGGTCCTCGTAATGCCTTGTGGCGCACAAGCTGGGTGTCGATCGGCGCGCTCACGGCCAATATCCATCAGCGGCAAAATCGACGGGGATCGGATCCAGAGCGATGAGCGCTGTTGCGGCCCCCAAAATCGCACCTGCACCGCTAGAAAACGCCGTGCCGTTTGCAAGCACGCGGTCTGCCATCTCCTGAACAGTCATCCCGCGCGCCGCAGCCAAAGGCGAAAGCATCGGGGTTGCTGCCATCGGATCGCTTTTGAACGCATTGGCCTCAGCGACTTGTGCATGCCAAGTCTCCCGCTCGGCCAAAGTGTAACCGGACGCCAAAATAGTGAGCCGCCGGTCGCGTTCTGCAACGACCTCTGCCGGATCAATGACTGGCGCGACAAAGACCCATTCGCCCTCCACCAGCGTGTGATGCATTGACGGTTTCAATGTTAATTCGACTGTGCCCTCGGGATAGCCATCGCGGATCTGCTGAGACACTGTCCCGTTGGTCTGCCAGTATCCGCGATCAGGGTGGTAAAATCCGTGTTCCATTAGGCAGGTTCCCTGAGCTCGGACCATTTAGTCACGGCGTTATTGTCTTTGTAGTAATGTCCCGCAGGCACCGTGAAGTAGCCCGAATCATATACGCCAGCAGCGACGGAGACCCAGGTCACGTTATCCTTCGATACCTCGGCAAAGGCACTCGCGCTGTTGTTGCCGGTCCAGGTCATAACCGCGATCGTGCGTCCTGTTGTGTTTTGATAGACAACGCCACCCGTGCGTTCTGCATCAAGCGCGATCCACTCTTGACCGAGCCCAAGCGGCGGTTCAGAAAAAACAACATTCCCTGTTCCATCACTTGCCAGTGTCTGGCCAGCAGTCCCGTCGACCTCAGGCAGAGAGAGCGCTGTCAGAAAGGCTGTTAAATTCGCACTGAATGCCTGGACCGCTATGTATTCAAACGCATCTTCTGTCGCGGTCACTCGCGGTACAAGCAGAGCCCGCCCAGTGAGAGCAGGAAATAAATCAGCAAATGCCTGCAAGTCAGCAAGCGCATCTACAATCGTCTCGGACCCCGACAACACCGCATTCATCCAATCCAAATTCGTGTTGATGCCAGGAATGATATCGGACGCCATATGCTCAAACACATATGTGGCGTCCGTATGGAAGTTGGCCTCATCTGTGACGTCCGGAATGCGCCCGGCATCAAAATTGGCAATGATCGTACTGGGCATTAGCTGACCCCCTGTGTGGTGATTTCAAACATGAAGTTATCGGGCATATCGGCAGGCAGCTCCCAATCGGTGATGAACCCGTAATTGATGAACTGGTCCCACCCATCCGCGGCAAAGGTCACCACACGCACGCCATCAATGCTGTCCAGGAACTGCGCCTTGGTTCCAAAGCCATCGCGATCCGCGACAATCGAATAGGTGACATCGCGTGCAATCGCGCGGCGGGTCACCGTCACGTCACCAAAATCATTCGTCTCAATCTTGGTGAATGTGCGCCGGCGTAGCTTGGTAGACCCATCCATGATGGAGCTGCCAATGCGGATCACGCGCCCCACAACGAGGCTGCCTAACGCAGGCGATCCGCCAGTGATGGTCAGCCGTATCGTTGAGCCTGCAAACCCTGACAGACCGGTCAAAACCAACCTGTCTGTGCTGGCATAGAACACAGTGTTGAGCCAATCCCACCAACTACCGACCGGCTCTGCGCCCGTGAAGATCGTGGCTGCGGTTGTTGTGGTCACCCCGGTGATAATCTCAACCGTTGTCTTTGATGTATCGAGGCCAAACAAAGCAAGCGCGGTAAAGCGCTCTGCGGCCGTGACCTCAATGATCAAGGGATCATCGCCGACCGTCTGCGTCGACAAAGAGGCATCCATAAACTTGCGGATATTGGTAGCACCACGCAACACCCAACGCACGCCGACTAGCCCCTGCTCTTCGAGCGATGGATCAAGTCCAAGGTTGCCGTCGATCGATGAGACATAAACGAGTCCATCTCGCATGACGGGATTGCCAAAGTTGTAGGTGGTGGCCCCATCCCAAACGGGCGCATCATCTTCGGCTGCGCTGACACTGGTCAGCGCATAGTCTACCGGTTTGATAACCTGCATGTCTTTACCCCAAGCTGCTTTGGAAATTGCTGTCGGCGGCCGCGTTGGATTGTTTGACGAGTTCCTTTTGCATCTTCTCCAAAAGGTCAGATTGCCTGCGCAACTCTTCATTCTGCGTGTTGATTAAGTCTTGCGAGATCTTCCCTTGGTTTGCCGCCTCATAGGCAATCTTTGCATCGAAAGCCGTGGCATAGCCGGACCCGTCCAATTGATACGCACCACGCAAGGCTAAGGCTGCGCTTTCAAGGCTATCAGCGGCATCTGTCACGCTGTCAAAAATAGGGGCCAGCTGAATCAGGCTTGCCGCCAGATCCGTGTCACCGGCAAGCATCGCAGTCTCAACCATTTCTCGGAATGCCGCGTTGGTGTCGGGCATAAAGTTCACACCCAGTTCGCCAAGCGCTTCGGTCAGGCGCACCCGTGCATTCGCGAGCTTTTCGTCATCGGTGTAGAATTGATCGTAGTAGGTTGCAGTCGCCGTGCTGAAGTCTTCCAGCGTCCCGAACAGATCCGCGAACTGCGCCGCCGCATCAGCACCCACGAGTGAGATGTCATAAGCGCTGAAGCCGAGATCCCGGAACACATTGTTCACCGTGACCAGCGACGAACTCAGCCGCATCAGTTCATCATAGGCACCGTCAACGCTGCGGCTGACGTCATCCACGCCATTTTGAAACCTGGCAGAAAACCCACGACCGAGACTATCACCAATCGTCGCGCCGAGATCACCAAAACCACCCGAAGCCAAAACACCGCTGCGGATCCGGTCGATCAGTGAGCCGCCAACTGTTTCCGCCGCGTCTTGGACATTCCACCCCAATACGATCGCCGCCATTTCATCGCCAAGCCCGCCGAGCGCATCCGTGATGGCCGCCTCTTGCGCGGCCTCATCAAGCCCCTTCAAGGACACTTTGAATTGATGCGTAAACCCGTCAAAGACATCGGCTGAGATCCCTAGCGCTGCGGTCGCGGCCACAACACCATCTTGCACTGAAAGCACCGCGGTATTGAGCGGGTCGCTTTCTTCATCAGATAATGCGTCGTAGTTATAACTGGTCTTTTTAGACAGACCCCAGAATTTGCTTTTCTGGATCTTCTCAAAGCTTTCAAACATGGCCCCTTCCATGTCGATCGTCGCACGAACACCGCTGTCTAACAGTTTGGCTTTGGTCTTAAAAAACGACACTGCCGCGAGCGCGATCCCCGCGATTGGCAAGGCGGCACCCATCGTTGCCATCAAACCGCCCCCCGCCAAACCAGCATTGGCCCCGATGCTCAGCAAGCCGCCAAGACCGCCGCTAGACCCAAAACTGGCAGCCAATGTGCTGCCCAAACCGCCCAACAGACCGCTCCCACCTGCAAGCCCACTAAAGCCAGCCGCCAAACCACCGCCGCCCGTGAATGCGCCCATGATCCCACCAGATCCACCCATGCTGCCCATCAATCCCGATAACAGGCCACCGCCCGCGGCGCCCCAGCTAGGCCGCCCGCCATCGATCCCGTCGGCGCAAGTCCCAGGCCAATCATGATCTTGTTTTTGACGGCCGTTGAGATCAGATCGGACAGGAGCTGCTTGAATGTCGCCTTGATACCAGAGGCAAAGCTCTTAAAATCCTTAAACCCATTGGCAACAAAATCACCAAAGGCGGATGCAACCTCACCCCATGCCGATTTGAGTTGCCCTGAAAGCGTATCAGCGAGACTTTCCGCCCCAGACGCGGCACCGCCCGCTGCCGCGTCAACATCCTCTAAGCTCTTTGAGAGATCGCCCGCATCCGCACCGGTGTCGGCAATAGCCTCACCTGCGGCCACAGTGACCGCCCGCAGTGCCGCGATACTTTCCAAGGGTGCGCCGACAGCCGCTGCCGTGTCATGCAATGCCCCCGTCGCCACATCTGCGGCATCGCGCGCAGCCTTCGCCATCAGCGTCAGCTCTTGCGTGATGACACCAGAGGCGCCGCTGAGGTTTGTGCCAAACAAATCGTTCAGCCCTTCAGCAACAGACCAGGTGAATTCCACAAACTTGTAGGCCATTGACCCGATGGCTTCCGCGAACCAAGCATTCATTGATGCAGACCCGGCCTTCACCGCGAGTGGCACCAAGCTGAATGCTTTACCTATCCGGCCAAACACCTCAACGGCCACATCCTTCAGCAAGCCAAGCGCATTGCCAAATCCGCCTGCACTCTCAACCAGGCGCGTAAACCGCAACACAAGCTCACCAGCACCGACAATCAATGTGCCAATGCCAGTGCGGATCAGCGCCCTGCGCAAAAGCGTTAAACTGCCCGCAAGCGAGAATGTCGCGATACGCGCCGCAACAAGCGCCCCAACGTAATGCGTGCCAAACGCGGCGACCGCGACGCCAGCATAGATTGCCAGCCGATCCAGGTTGTTGATGAGCGCATCTGTCACGCCGCGCAAAAGCCCGCCCTCTTGCATCGATGCCACAAAGGCATTTGCCAGCGCCTCAAGTGAGGGTGCCACCTGCACGGCAATGCGGTTTGCCATCCCCGTGAACGCAACGCCCACCTGGCCGATCGCAAGGCTCGTTTTGCGCAGTGACGCAATCGCGTCTTGATCCAAGATAACGCCCAGTGATGCCGCACTCGCGCCAAAGCGGTCCATCTCGCTGGCGTTGTCACGCAGCAGTGGCAACAGCAGCGTGCTATCCCCCGCCATGGCCTCCATATAGAATGTCATTTCTGCTTGGGTCAGGTTGGCCTTTTCCAAACTGCTGACAAAAAGCTGCAGCCCTTGCGCGCCCGACAGATTGCGAAACGACGCCGCCGTAACCCCAACCTTTGGCGCGATGTTCTCAAAAAAGTCTGCCATTGGCCCGCCGCCGGTCGCGGCAAAGTCACCAACCCGGTCATTCATATCCTTGAGAATGTCAGACAGCTTATCTTGTTCAATCCCCACCGTTCTGGCCCCAGCCGCCCAGCGTTGAAACACCTCAGGGGCGGTGTTCGCGACCCTTGCGAAGTTATCGATTTCCTGTGCCTGCGCAGCCACCCCAACCGTCAGACCGGCCAATGCCGTTGCCGTCGTTGCCGCAACAGCAGAAATCGCCATGAACTGTTTACGCATCCGGCGCAAAGGCGCATCCATGCGCTTAGCACCACGTTCAAACTGGGCGCTATCCAAGCCAAGGTTCACCCGCAGGCTACCGATCACCGATGATGACATTGTAAAAACTCCTGTTCGAGCGAGGCGTGCGCACACAACAATGAGCGCGTACGGAAAGCCGTCGCGGTTTGGGAAGGATGTGAAAGATGGAGGGCTATGGGGTGGTAGGGTCAGGCAGATGTGAAATGCCTGAGGACGGGTGTATGCCGCGTAGCGTCAGATGTCCGCTTCGCGGGACTTATCTGCCATTGGAACTATCAATGCGGATGTCGGCTTTTCAGAATCGAACCCGAAAGGCCGCGCTACTATTTTTTTAGTACAACGTATTCTGGTAGTCGTCCTCTAAAGCCTCATTCAACCTATCCATTTCCCCTTTATCGCTCGGGGCGGAGTTCGTGGCGTCCAGCGCAATCTTCATAAGGGAAGGTAGTTCGCTTCGATCTTGATGGTGATCAGGGTTCCATAGATGTGATCGGCGAAACGCCTTTGCGCAGTGAATGAACACGGTACTCACCTCAACCACAATCGCCAATCTGGGCAAGCGATCATCTACGGACAGGCTTTCAAGAAGACCGGGGTCCGCGACCAGTGTTGCCTTTCCGTTTACACGCATCGTGTCGTCAAAACCGGGTATGATAAACAACAGGCCCACATGAGGGTTCGCGACGATATTTGACAGGGTATCAAGTCGATTGTTGCCGGGCCTGTCGGGGATCACCAGTGTCTTGTCGTCAATGATTTTGACAAACCCAGCAGGGTCGCCGCGCGGGCTGACATCCGCTTTACCCGCGATACTTTGCGTGCCGATACAGATAAACGGACTCCTTTCGATGAACGCCCGGGCGTGTTTATCAATAGACGTCTGCACCTTTTTTATCGCCAAATCATGGGTAGGCGGGAACAAGGATCGCAAATCATCTTCATTCGATATGATGAACTCAGGCACAGGTCTGTAGGATGACATTCTTTGTCTCATTCATGGTTTCGCTGCTTTCTCCTAGGGTAATCGCCAAAGCAGTCGTTTGTGAAGGGCGCAGCATCGGTCCCTTTGGGCTCACTGCCGCCATTCGTCTCGGTTGCAAACTTTGTTTGGCTCAATCGTGCTCGCTAATGACTGGTTCGCGGGACGAAGCCGACATCCACGGAATTCAATTGAAGGTCTGCTATCGCGTTTATGGTGCGCTTTCATACCGATTATACTACTAACGTTGAGCGGGCATCAGCGAAGCATGCGGCTCTCCGTTGATCTCGGAGGGCCGCACTAGGCAAGGCTATGCAATCTAAAGAACCTTTAGCCAATCTAAGATCGCGTGAGTGGTCTCATGCGGCTTTTCCTGCTGAATCCAATGGCCGCAGTCGAGGCTCAGCACCTCCACATTCGGGACATAGTCCGCGAGATTTTCCGAAGGTGGGATTATGTCCCGGGTACCATATACCATCAGCGTAGGTTGCTGGACGATAGGATCGACATCCGCCAAGATATGCCAGTTGCGGTCAATGTTCCGGTACCAATTGATACTCCCGGTGAACCCGGTCTTCTCGAATGACGCAGTGAAGACGGCAAGATCGTCGTCGCCCATGATAGGGTGGCCCATAGGCGCCGGAGCTTTGGCTATATTGATCATCATCATCCCAGGCTCCTGCGGTACGGGCGGAACATTCTTTCGGAACAGGTTCCGCAGGAAACGGCCCGTTTGCGCGTCTAAGACCGCGTCCGCGACACCAGGCTTCCGATTGAAATGGACGAAATAGTTGTCCTCTCCGAACAAAGCTTCCATGTACTCAATCCAAGGGACAGGCGTGCGGGCTTGATAGGGAAGCGCGAGGTTGATTATCTTCTTCACGCGGGCCGGATGCAAAAGCGCCATGCTCCACACGACATTGGCGCCCCAGTCATGGCCGACAAATACCGCATCATCATAGCCGAAGTGATCCAGAAGCCCAGCAAGATCACCTGTCAGATGGACGATGTCGTACTCTGTCACAACCTCCGGGCAGGAAGAGTTTCCATACCCCCGCTGGTTTGGAACGATGACGTGGTAACCTGCCTCCGCGAGGGCGGGCATCTGATGGCGCCAGGAATACGCGTGCTCGGGCCATCCGTGGCACAGCACAATCGGGTTGCCTTTGTTCTCCTGCCCCGCCTCAAAAACCTCTAGTTCGATGCCATTGACGGCAATGAGCTTAGGTGTAGGAAAATTGGCGATGGTGGTCATATCAGTGTCTCCGGTTTGGTTGGTTCGACACTCGCCTATGCCGAAAAGGTATCAAAATCTGATACCTTTGTGTGTTAGGATCGAAAAATGAACAGCCGGTCCCGCCAAGACGCCATCGTCCGAAGCCTCCGCCGCAACGGAGCGATCACCATCAGATCCTTGAGTGGAGAGGTGGGCGCATCGCGCAGTACAGTCCTGCGCGACCTTTCTGCCCTACGTGATCAGGGCTACGTGATCCATGCCGAACAAGGTCGCGGTGGCGGGCTCTATCTAGACCCAGGCTCAGTGCAAACGACCGCCAAACTCTCTGTCGCCGAAGTCTTTGCATTGATACTTGGCATATCGAGCATGCGGGCCGCCGGATCGCTCCCGTTCTCGGGCCTCGCCGATAGTGGGCTCGCCAAGATCGAGAAGGCGTTGCCACCCGACAAGCTGCGCGACCTTCGTCGGCTGTTGGAATGCCTCTACGTTGGGCCACTGGCCCCGCAAGTTGATGTCTCGAATGTCGGAGAAATGGACGACGACCTGCTCCCCGCTTTTGAGCGGGCGTTTCTCGAACGCCTACGGCTGACGTTTGACTACTGCGACGGAAAGGGCGTCAATTCAAAACGCCGTGTCGAGCCTCAGGCCATGTTGATTTTGCCCCCGCTTTGGTACTTGGTCGCATGGGACCCAAGTCGCGAGAACTTCCGGCATTTTCGAATGGACAGGATCAGCCGCCCCGAAATCGTTGAAGGCCATGCATTTCGACAGCGGCGCATTGTATTCGAAGCAGGCGTGCAACCCGCACGATACGCTTAGCGGTCATTCAAGCTAGGTGCAGAAATAGACACTTTGGGCTTTTAGCCGACCTTCACTGCACCTACTTATCCGCCCATCCCAAAATCACGCCCCATTCTGCAGCGCCCATGATATCAGAGCGCCACGTGCGCGCGCCTGCTGCACCTCCTCAGAACTCGGTTGAGGTTTGGCGCTTACGGGTTTGTATTGTGGCATTTTTTTGGGATCATGCAGCGCAAAGGTAAGCAGGTTTGCCAGTTCATAATTGCGGATGCGCGCTGCCTCATGCTCCCTCGCGTCTCGCGCCCGCACCCCTGTGATAATGCGCACAATCTCTGCAGGCGTGAGGTCCCAAAACAAGAGGTAATCTTGGCGCGCATCAATCCACGCGCCAAGAAGATTGTCTATGTCGTCGGGGTTTTTGGTTTCGTTTGGGGTTTGGCGGCTTTCACCGCCTTGCCGTTTCCCACCGCAGCCGCATCAGGTGGCGGGAACGCCAGGCTCACGGCTTCGGTAAAGGCCGCGAGTGCTGCGGGAAGTCCAACCGCATCCATGACGTCGCCCGCATCTTCCACTGATATGTCTTTGTCGTGGGCAAGCGCCGCCCAGATCACCGCACGTGCTGTACGGAAGTCATCTTGGTTTACTTGGATCGCCTCCAGCCCCTCTTGGAACGAATGCCCCATCATATCTTTATAGGCGATCAAAGCATTGGTTGTGATCCGGAAGGTGTAATCCACACCGTCCACCGTGAGTGTTACGCCGCCGCGTTTGCTGTTCATGGCGCCGCCGTGCCTTTTACCCAGGCCACATTGCCGGTCGTGCGGATGCTGACGGTCATGCCAACCAAATCGCCGACATCGTTGCCCTCAACCGATGGGGTTGGAAAGCCACGGAATGTGAAGATATCACCCGTTGTTTGCGACGGCTGCGGCTTGAGTGTGCAGCGATAATAAATCGCATCACTCGCGGCTTGATCCGCAAGCTGCTGCTCATAGCCGGCAGCCGTGTAGCCAGCGGGCACGCTGATCACGCCCGCATCTTTCAGGCCCTTGGTGTATTCTTTGAACCCACCGACACTATCGAGCGATGTCGCCTCTTTATAGTCGGTTTCTGTCGATGGGATTGCCAGCCCTTTGCATTCGGGGATTTTGGTGAATGCAACGCCATCGTGCGAGCGCTCTACGGTCGCGCCATAGGCAATAATCTGTTCGCTCATAAGAGCCTCCTAAGTGTTTGTGAACTGGACCATAAAGTCCAATGAGGCGCGGTAGGGCCGTTCCGCGTCATTTGATCCGCCCTCACGCCCTTCACGCGATCCCGCGAGAAAGACGCCCTGGAACGCGCCGTGCTGATAGCCGCTCAACAGCGACCGCACAGCGCGCGACAATCGTTTTGCAGCGCCGTAGGTCTGCGCATAGCAATCGACCTGCACGCGCGTGTTCGTGACGCCGTTTGGGCCTTGCAACGTGTAGCCTTCGGTCTCGCTGATTGTGTTCAGCACGATCGCTGGAAATGGCTGGCCTTGCGGGTGCGCACCAAAGTTCACGCGGGTCCCGACATGACTGGAAACCCCGCTGTCGTTCAACAGCAGAGCGCGTAATTGCTCTTCCATATGCAGCTAGTCCTTTGCCGCTTTGCGTGCCGCACGTAGGCGCGACTTTTCAAACGCATCCCACAGATGGCGACCAAGGCGATCCAATGTGGGTTTTGCTTCGGCATCAAAGGCCGGACGCGCAAAAGGCTGTGCGCCGTGGTTCACGTTGCCAAACTCTTGGTTCCAAGCCGCAGGATCAGGCCCCGGCCCCACAAACATTTCCACCGCCGCGCGATCGTCACGGAACATCTTGCGGTGCAATCCCGCCTGACGTTTTGAGAGTTTGCCGCCAATGGTCACGGAATCCGCCAGATCATCGGATGCCGTGTCGCCGCGCGGCGCGAGATCTTGCATCAAATCCTTCATCGGCATGGCCGCTTTCTTCAGTGACCGGCGCAGAACACTTTTGCCCGCGGCCTTGCTGAGTTTGTTCAATTCACGCTCAAGCGCACTGAGACCTTCAATCTTAACCGTTGCCATTGCTCACCTCCGCGCCGGCTGTAATCTCCAAACGATCGTTGCGTCCGATTTCTTTGATCCCGAAGATCGCGTAGGTGACGCCGTTGTACGTCAGCGCATCCTTTGCCGTCAGATCACGGGTGAATGCTGATGAGCGGACAACAAACCGCGCGGTGAGCGATGCAGAGACAGCACCCGCATGGATCCGCTCACCATCAGACACATCCGTCTTGCTGGCCCAAATCAGATCACCATGATCCACAAACTGTTCCACGTTCTGGAACCCATCATCGACCAAAATGGCACGCCGAAGCTGAATGCGCCGATCAAGTTTACCTGCTTGATGATCCGTCATGACAGGCACCGCAGCCCCGACAGTAAATCTTTCACACCAGGTGGCATCCCTGATCCCGCGCCACCCTCAGTCGTTGGTGCGCGGTGTTCATACCAGTGGCATGTCAGCATGCGCACCGCTTGATCCGCCTCAAACGGCCACCCAGCCGTGAACTCGGCATCAAGATCCCGGCGCAGATACCGCACGACACGGGCCTGCGCGGCCGACAGATAGCTGACGATCACCGCGTCTTCGTCATCATGGTCCACACGCAAGTGGGCCTTGATTTGCGTAAGATCGACGCCGCTGGCCATCTTATTTCACGGCCTGATCGGCGGCAGGCTTTACAGCGGCTGCCGGCAACGTCTCACTTGCCGCAGGCTTTGCTTTCAACGTGAACACCTCTTGCCCTTCGGCAAGGTCCTTCTTGCTGGCTTTCACAGCAAAGCCCCGCTTCAAAAGGGTCTCCAGATCGCGCTTTTGCAGATGGTTCTTTTCGTCGATCTCATAGATCACACCACAGCGGTATGTCCCTGAGGCGCAGCTTTGACTGCGTTTCATTTTAATCAGCATGATTGGCCCCTTGCCTTGGCTTATTCTTCGTTGACGGGCGACACCGCGCCGCCCGACCAAATCACATCAAAGATGCGGATCTATGCGAATGTGAAGTCGCCAGTCACCAGCGATGCCGGGCGCGTGACAGCCAAGCCAACACGCTTGGTCGATTTGACCGTGACCATGCCTGTGATGAAGTTCTGATCATGTTCCGTCGACGTCAGGATTTCATTTTGTTGGCGGTCATAAAGCTTGGCGGCCATATACATTGACCCAACCAACCATTCGCCCGCCGTCATCGCATTGCTTTCGACAACCGGCAGACGCCACAAAGCGGGCGCGGCAGATGTGCCCGGCACACCAAATAAGAACATGCCGGTCGCGGTTTCGCGCATCAGTTCAATTCCGGCCCAATCGGTCGGGTTCAACACGATGCCATCCGCCGCATAATCGGCCAGTGTGACCTGCAAAATAGCAAGGCGTAGACGCTCAATGCGATCCGTATCCGGCAAGCCTGCAGCCGCAGCAAAAGCCGTGGCTTGCGTAATCAGCCCAGACAGATTTTGGCCAGTACCATCACCGCTCAAGATCTGCCCTTCTTCTTTGAGGTCTGTGCCATAGGCCAATTCACCATCAATCTCACCCGCAAGCTGCGCGCTATCCGCCATTGCTTCTTCGCTGACATTGATGTGGTGACCGATCTTCTTAATGCTGGCCTGTGCGACTTCCCAGCCATATTCCGATTCAGCAAGTGCAGCCCCCTCGGCGGTCATAGCAGCCTTATTGTCGCGCAAGACCTGCTTGGAATAATCAACGGCATTGGAACCTGTTGGCACCACATTCAATAGCCCCCGAATGAACAGCTGCCGACGCGGCATGTTCACCGGCGCAGTTTCACGTTCAGACCAGATCAACCCGCCCCCCGAACCACCAACAGACGTAATTGCAGCCTTCGGTTCATATTTGAACTGGCCTTGCGCACCAGATGCAATATGCGCCTTGAACGCATCGCTTTGTGCCATTTCGCAACCCGCGGACATATGATCTGATGCGCCACCGCCTGCCCCCGCAATCGCCTGCGCGAGATCAAGGTTGGACGTTTCAAGCGCTTCAAGCTTGCCTTCGAGTGTCTTGTGATTGGCGGATGCGGCATTGAAGTCGCCCAACACTTTGTCGATCGATGCCTTCAATTCATCCGTCAGCTTTTCGCCATTCTCAGCAAGCTTGAGCGCTTTCTCCGCTTTGGGCAAAACATCCTCGCGCAGCGCTTTGACGCTCGCACCAACTTCACTCAGCTGCGCTGCAACATTGCCCGCATCTGCGCGCGGTGCATGCAACACCCCCGCGGGTGTGTTCACGGCATGCGCCATCAGGGCGGGCACCGACAGTGCCGCCGACTTCATCATCTTATTCATAGGATTATCCTTTGAGTGATTTAACTTGCGCAAGAAGCTCTGCGACCCGCGCGTCGATATCGGCAGCGCCAGACATGCCGGATAGGTCAGCGCCAGACTTGACCCCTTTCAAGCTGGCGAGAAGATCCCGCCCAGCAGATTTCGTAACACCCGCGCGTGACGCCATAACGTCAAACATGCGCTCTGCGCGCAGCGCCGCTGCAGCATCCCCGTCACCATGAGACAGGCTCACCTGGTCACGCGGTAAAAAGTCATCAGCAAAGCCCAGATCAACAGCATCCTTGCCGCCAATCCAGGTTTCCTTGTCCATCATATCCGTCAGTTTCTTGACGTCCTGCCCACTGCGATCGGCGTAGATTTCCGCCATCGATGCATCAAACGGTTCCAACCAATCAGCCACATCACGCAGCGCATGCTGATCACCCATCGCCATGACCCACGCATTGTGGATCATAAAGAAGCCAGACTTTGCGATCTGGATCTCATCGCCCGCCATGGCAATGAA